TAACGTTAGCCGTCAACAATTGGTTGCCCTTGCCAACGAAGGTTACGGTCGGCACTTTTGGGTTGAGTCTGATAAATACCGAGTCGGTCGCGGCCTCTACCGGCTGCCTCTCGATGAATTCAATATCAATTTGAATCTTGGAACTAATGTGGTTGAACTTCCTAAACCCGCCGTTCAGGCTCAGCCTCAGGTTACCGCGAAACCCGTGGCTAAAATTTCTTCGGTTGGTCGAGTCGAAGAGGGTGCTATCATCCCCAAAGTGAACAGCCTATATGTGCCGTTCGGTTTCTTCGATAAGATGAAAGCCCTTGTTACTAGCAATCGATTCTATCCAGTCTTTGTGTCTGGCCTGTCGGGTAATGGCAAGACCATGATGGTCGAACAAGCTTGTGCCCAGGCAAAGCGTGAATTTTTGCGAGTGAACATTTCACCCGAAACCGATGAAGATGATTTGATCGGTGGCTTTCGCCTGATTGACGGCGAAACGAAATGGTTCGATGGCCCTGTTATTCAGGCTATGAAACGTGGTTCGGTTCTGGTTCTCGATGAAATTGACCGCGGTTCGAACAAACTGATTTGCCTGCAAGGAGTCCTTGAGGGTAAAGGCGTTCTAATCAAAAAGACTGGCGAGTTTGTCGAAGGTGCTCCAGGATTCACGGTTGTCGCCACTGCCAACACTAAAGGCAAAGGTGATGACACTGGACGCTACATGGCTGCAACTATTCTCGATGATGCCTTCCTTGAGCGTTTCCCGATTACTGTTGAGCAAGAATATCCCGATACGAAAATCGAGACTAAGATTCTCAAAAAAGTTTTCGCCAGTCTCAATATTAACGATGATGTATTTGCCGAGAATCTTGTAAAGTGGGCTGATATCATTCGCAAGACCTTTGAGGAAGGTGCAATCGATGAATTGATCTCCACTCGCCGTTTGGTTCATATTGCTGAAGCCTACTCAATCTTCGGCAGCAAAGTCGATGCGATTCAATACTGTATCAATCGTTTCGATTCGGAAACCAAAACTTCGTTTCTTGATCTGTACACTAAGATCGATGCCGAAGTGACTACTGGCCGATGGAGTGAAAATAGTGAAACTGTAACCGATGTTGTTGTTAATACGGTAAAAGAATAGTCTTCAAAGGCAGTCTTTCGAAGAGGCTAGATTTCTAGCCTCTTTTTTACATATATAAGAAGAACCCTTTTTTTATGGAGTCGATATGGAACTTGAATTGAATCTAGAACAATTGCGAGAAAAAAAGCTTTTCATCGCCACACCAATGTATGGCGGTATGTGCCATGGGTCTTACACAAAGGCCATTGCTGATCTAATGACCATGTGTACCAAGTATGGCATTGAAACAAAGCTTTTCTTTATGTTTAATGAATCTCTGATCACTCGCGCGCGAAACTACCTAGCAGATGAATTTCTTCGAAGTGAATATGACTATCTTCTTTTCATTGATAGTGACATTCATTTCGAGGCTCAAGATGTTTTGGTCTTGCATCATTTTGCTCTCAACAATGAAAATATGGACATTATTTGCGGTCCTTATCCTAAGAAAGCCATCTCATGGGAAAAAATTAAGCTTGCCGTAGACAAAGGATATGCAGATAAGAATCCCCTTTTACTCGAAGAATTTGTTGGTGATTACGTTTTCAATCCAGTAGATGGCATCAGCAAATTTAGGGTAGATGAACCTGTTGAAGTAAAAGAGGGTGGCACTGGATTCATGTTGATCAAGCGTGAAGTCTTTGAACGTATGGATCGAGATTTTCCTGAAAGGCTTTACAAGCCAGATCATGTTCGCACCAAATCATTCGATGGTAGCCGAGAAATTATGGCATACTTCGATTGCGTCATTGATCCAGAATCGAAGCGTTATCTATCAGAAGACTACATGTTTTGTCAGTATGCTAGGAAATCTGGATCTAAAGTTTGGATGCTACCTTGGGTTAAACTCAAACATGCAGGCACCTATATCTTTGGTGGCAGTCTAGCAGCAATCGCAACCATTGGCGCATCACCTACTGCAAGCAAAGATTCTCCCAAAAGGTAAACCATGATTGCGTACAAATATAATGAAGATAGGTTGCTGAAAGATATTGCAAAATATATTAACAGCACCTATGGTGAACATTATGCTCAAGGAAATATTCAGACAACTGAATTTTTAATCAGTAATGGTGATGGCATTGCTTTTACAAGAGGGAATGTCATCAAGTATGCCCAACGCTATGGGAAAAAAGATGGATATAATCGAAAAGACATAATGAAAATTATTCATTATGCGATTATAATGTTATACGTTCACGACGAAGAACATGGTAGTGAATCACAGGAACAGATGTCTTTTCAGTTTTGAAAAAGGAATATTATGAAATTAAGTGAAAGTACAATTAGTACGCTGAAGAACTTTTCTACTATCAATCCAGGTATCATCATTCGACAGGGTAACACTCTTCGAACAATTTCTAAGTTGCAGAATCTTCTGGCCAAAGTTGAAATTCAAGAAACGTTTGATGATACGATCTGCATCTATGATCTAAATCGTTTTCTTGCAGTGATTGGATCTTTAAAAGATCCAGATATCACAATCAACGATGCATCGAAAAGTCTGAAGATCAAGGCCGACTCTTCTGTCACCAGCTATGGTTTGTCTGATGAATCTTTGATCATTGCACCACCAGAAAAAGATCTCACTGTAGAAAATGCCGAAGTGAAGTTTACGTTGACTCAGGCAACATTGACGCAGATTCTTCGCCTCGCAGGCGTGATGAGTTTGCCTAATGTGTGCGTTCGTGGTGATCGAAGCAAAATTTCTATCGCCGCGCTCGATGTGAAAAATAATGACTCTGATGTATTTTCTATTGATGTTGGTAATACCGAGTCTGAATTTCAGATGATCTTTGTAACTGAAAACTTTAAAATGCTACCCGAAAATTATGAAGTTGCAATCTCATCTAAGGGTATTGCACATTTCAAAAATTCGAGTGGCAAGATTCAATATTGGATTGCTACTGAAGCTGGTTCTAAATTCGTTGAATAAGGATTTGTTATGACTGCTACTGCTAACGTTGTTGTTCCTTCTTCCAGTGCTGATCGAAAAGCAATCGAGAATGCACTCAAAGAAATCTCTTCTAGCTATACTCGAATCGAAGCGGAAAAAGATTTGGTAAAAGATATTCTGCAAACGATTCAAGACAATCAAAAGATTCCTAAAAAGTATATGCGTAAGCTTGCTAAAATTTATCACAAGCAAAACTTCCAAGAAGTTCAGCAAGAATTGGATGATATTAGTTCTCTCTATGAAACGGTGACTAAGCAAGAACAGAATTGATTTTGTTCTCTGATTGTAGTATAATTGATTTTTGTTATGATGTGGAGTGAGCTATGCTTGAAGATTTTCTGTGGGTCGAAAAGTATCGACCAAAAACTATTGATGAGACAATTCTTCCTGATGAATTGAAGTCTACGTTTCAAAAATTTGTTGATGACAAAAACGTTCCAAATCTGATTCTATCTGGCGGTCCTGGCATCGGTAAGACTACCGTTGCTAGGGCTATGCTAGAAGAAATTGGAGCAACCTATATTATTATCAATGGGAGTATGAATGGGAATATCGATACGCTCCGTACTGAGATTAAGCAATTTGCATCGACTGTTTCGTTCAGTGGTACTAGGAAGTATGTTATTCTCGATGAAGCTGATTACCTTAATCCTCAATCTACTCAACCCGCATTACGGAACTTCATGGAAGAGTTTTCTGCTAATTGCGGTTTTATCCTTACTTGCAACTTTCTTAATCGTATCATCTCTCCCTTACATTCCAGATGTTCCGTTGTTCATTTTAAGATAAACAAGTCTGATCGTCCCAAACTTGCGACACAATTTTATGGGCGAGTCATGACAATTCTACGCAAAGAAAACGTAGAGTTTGACGCAAAGGTTTTGCCGCAATTAATCATGAGACACTTTCCAGACTGGAGGCGTGTGCTGAATGAACTTCAGCGATATGCAGCCATCGGAAAGATTGATACTGGAATTCTAGCAAACTTTGCAGAGACTTCTTTTCAGTCACTAGTGTCAATTCTGAAAGAGAAAGATTTCTCATCAATGAGAAAATGGGTTGCAGATAACGTTGACAACGATTCAGCCGCGCTTTTCAAAAACTTTTATAACAGCGTGGTTGACATCCTCGAACCGAATTCTGTACCTCAGATGGTTCTGCTACTTGCCGACTATCAATATAAGTCTGCCTTCGTGGCCGATCAGGAAATCAATCTTGCCGCATTTCTCACCGAAGTGATGGCTGGCTGCGAATTTAAAAAATGAGTCCATTTGATTTCATCAAAGCGGTTTCAGAGTCAAAAGAAAATTTGATTCGAGGAACTGACAATGACGAGTTGGCAGAAAAATCTTATCATGCGTTTATTGTAAATAGGGGATTGTCATTTTTTCCAGACACCATTCTTTATTCCAATGAGATGAATCTTCGGCCTTTTCTAGATGGAAGTCCTCAATTTGTGTATTTACTAAATACACTAAGGCCCAAAAAAAGATATTCAAAATGGCTCAAAGAAGAGAAAATTGAGGACCTCGATATCATAACTGAATACTATCAGTGTAGCAAAAGAAAGGCTAAAGACATATTGAGAATTCTCAATGGTGAACAATTGCAATTTATAAAAAATAAATTACAAAAAGGTGGAGTGAACACCAAGGAGAAAAAGAATGACAATCAGCGTGGAAACATTAGTTGAGGTTGTACTACCGTCTGAAGATGATTTTTTGAAAGTTCGGGAAACACTGACTAGAATTGGTGTTGCTTCAAGAAAAGAAAAGAAACTATATCAATCTTGCCATATTCTTCACAAAAGAGGCAAATATTATATCGTTCATTTCAAAGAATTATTTGGTCTAGACGGCAAACCAACAGATTTCGACGAAAACGACATTGGCAGAAGAAACACAATCATTAATTTGCTTGAAGAATGGGGCCTAATTTCAATCGTCAATAAAAATCTTATACAGGAACCAATCGCACCGCTATCTCAGATTAAAATTATCACATATGGCGAGAGACCTGATTGGGAACTGGTCGCTAAATATAACATAGGTAACAAGAAAAAAAGGAACCAATAATGGAAGAACTAGTTCAAGGCATGAAAATTGCATTGGCAAATGCATATGCTCTGCAATTGAAGGCGCAAAACTACCATTGGAACGTAGAGGGTCCTGATTTTAGTCAGTACCATGATCTTTTTGCAAAAATTTACGAAGATGTATATGAGAGTGTAGATAAATTTGCAGAAGAAATTCGTGCTTTGGGCGCTTATGCTCCAGGAAGTTTTTCTAGATTTGCCGATTTAACACAAGTTCAAGATGAAACAATGGTTCCGAATGCCATGATCATGATTGAACGCCTTCTTCAGGACGTTAATCTGTGCAAAGGTCAATTGACACCATTGTTTGAAATGTCTGAGCAGAATAAGACATATGGTTTGAGTGATTTCATTGCGGGTAGAATTGATTCCTTATCGAAACATGCATGGATGCTTTCGGCAACTCTGAAACGATAATTTGTGGTAAAACTGTAAAACTCTGTGGTGTGTACCACAAATTTCTTTGACATCTCATATAAATTATGAGAGAATGACAACAGTGCGAAGAGCACTTCTTTATTAACTTTGATTTGAATTGGAGCAAAATTATGGCATTTATCAAAACCAGCAAAACCCAGAACGAAACCCTTGTTAGCTTTCTTCGCGGTAAAAACCGTGGTCTTACTGCACTACAGGCCCGCGCCCTCTTCGGTATCGGCAATCTTCGTGCCCGCATGAGCGAACTTCGCCAGACTGGCTATCGCGTTCGCACCTCCCAGAATAAGAGCGGCAAAACTGTTTACTTTATTTCCCGTCGGATGGCTTGGCAATCATAATATAATTACCAGGTAAATATAGCTATGTTATATAAATAGTTATTGCCACCCACTCGGGATGGGAACTAGGCTGGCATCCTAGTCAAATCTGCCACTTACGCCCATATGGGGTAGGTATCTTAAATCTCGCTGAAAAGGAGAAAACTATGAGCGAAAATTTAACAGACGTTTATGTTTGTGATGTTTGTGGACACGAATATGATGAAGCCAAAGAAGGTAAAGCTTGGAAAGACCTTCCTCAATTTTGGTTGTGTCCCGACTGTGGATGTCATAAAGACGAATATCAAAAACTTTAATCTCGCTGAAAAGGAGAAAATTATGCTTATGTATGCAAACATGGCTATCGACGCCTTTCAATCCAATAAAACAACTTGGATCAACACTTTCATTAAAGACGAGAGTCTTAAAGCCCCTCTGCAAGAATTTG